GTCGGTATAAATATTACCATTAATCTTTCCTGTCTTAATAATCGACTCAGTTCTCTGGGAAGATTGCAATGCACACTTCTTAGAACAAAACTTCCGATTTACAATTCCTATATATTCAAGACCACACTTTAGGCAGATATCCTTCTGGGAAGTAACTCCTCCCCTCCAATTATTAGCATATTTACCTCGAGCGCGAATCTTGCCCTTATTGGCAATACTAATCTTTCTTTTCGTCGCATCTTTATGATTAAAGTGTTTTCCTTTCATAGGTGACACCCGACCCCTCTGTCCATCAGAAATCTTTTGTGCATGTTCTTTCGATAATTTGACTCCGCGTATAGATTTCCAGTAACACTCCTTAGAGCAAAAGAAGTTTTTATTGCGTTTAAGTGCTGTGTGTTCTGGTGTATGTTCAACCTCACAAGTGAAGCATTGTTTTGTAATTTGCATATTTAATAAGTTAAGTTTATTAATTCAACCATTTTAGGCTGAGTGGAGGGGATGACTTAACCATCCTCTCCACCCAACCCACAAGGGGTTATTGGGTAATCTTTAAACAATGTGTACGTCTAAGAATTGTTTTGTACCATCGGCAAATGATTTGATACCTGCAAGATATGATGAGAAGATGTTTGATCCTCTTCGATCTGCAGTTTTTCTCACGTCAACTGGTGACACGTCTTGTGTAACCATGTCGATTGCTCCATGCTTTCCGAAGTAAGCGTGAAGGATAGGTGTTGACCATGAAGCGTTAGTTTCATCTTCTGCAACGATAAGTCGTCCTGAAGCTGTGATATTAATTGCTGCACCGTCTACTGTTGCTACTACTCGTGCGTTATCTAGAACAGCACGATCAGCTGTTGATAGTTCGCAGTAAAGTGTTCCAACTTCTGAAGCGTCTAGGTTTTCAGAGTTGTTGATAGCTGCTGCATAGTTTGTAGCTGCTCCCTCTTCAGTTGAAGCATGCACATCCACATCTCCTGCTACTGCTGGAGTTGCTTTTGATAGGAAAACTACACCGTTGATAGTCACAGTTTTTGTTGCTACGTTCACATCTGTGAATGTAAGAGTTGCTGTAGACTTTAGGTTTTCAGAAACATACATTTTAGCACCCTTAACAGGTCCTGCATATCCGTTTTTAAATGTTGCTGCTGCGATGTCAATGTTCTTGCTCATTAGATATTCTTCAATATCTGATGCTGCATAAGAATCAACAACCAAAGCCATGTTACTTGAATCAACTTGATTCCTGTATTTTAGCTTAGCGCTCATTCGAGCAACCATCTGAGGAACAGTTGTATTACTTAGAGTAATACCAGTTCCTGTAGATGTTAGTGTTGTAAGATCACCATTATCAAATGTGTAATCTGCGTTTGTAACTTCGTCAAAGAATTTACCGTCAAGACTAATAGCTACTTTTTTAGCTACTTTTCCTCCGATAACTTCTCCAGGACTAAGTGGTCCCGCTTGTGTCATTTCACCGTCTGAAAGGTGGAATGTTGCTTCTTCCTCGATATTTACTTGAATCAACTCTGTTGAATCAGTAACTGTATCAATTGTTGAAGCTGCTCCTCGTGTAACACTTCTAACTTTAACTGCGTCGATGTCGAAAGCAAATCGCTCTAGAGATTCTCCGAAAGTTAGGTCAGACATGAAACGTGAGTTCGCAATTGGTTTTGAAACAAGAGTTTTTTGAAAAATTTCTTGGTATGAATTATCATACTTCTCTTGGAAGTCATTTAATGCCATTTTATTGTAAGGTTATTATAACCCCATTCTCAAGTTTAGAAGTTGATTCTGTTCTCTATGCCGTCATTATATTGGGCTTTTAGATCTGGGTCAGCCATTACCTCTTTAAAGTAAGCAGGATCAGTCTGAGCTTTTTTGATATCAACTGTCTGAGGATCTTGTCCTCCTCTGGGTGTTGTACTTTCCACAGTGCGTTTCCCTGTAATCGCTCTGCTATATGTCTCCTCGATAAGTTGAGAAAATGTCTTATCTTGGTTCTCGGCTTTTAGTGCTAATGATTTGATAACATCAGGAGCCACAATATCTTTATATTCTGGCATCTCTTCAATTGCTTCCGCAAAATGTTTATCAAGAGCTGCTTTAACATCCTTTTGTTTATCTTTAGCTTCGATGCTTTTGAATCTTTCTTCAAAAGCTCCAACAGTCTTGCTTTCAATTGCGTTTGCAAGATCAGCAACAAGGTCTTCACTAACATCATGCTTAGATGCTAAATCTCTCATATTTAGATCAGATGTAACTGAACCTTTAGAGTCAAAATCTTTTTTAAGGCTTCTGATCTCTTCTTTTAATTCTTTCTTCATGTCTATAAAAACATCAATAGGAACTGATTCAGGTTTAGAGTTATGTTTAGGTGTTTCTGGTTGTTCACCAACAACATCCTTAATAGTAACCTCTTCTTTTGGTTCCTCAGCAGGAGCTTCAGCTTCCACTACTGGTTCCGCTATGTCCGGAGTTTTTGTTTCCTCTTCCGATTGAGTAATTTCTTCTTTTAACATAATATCCTTTTTGATTAAAGAGAGGTAAGTGCCTCTCTGATAAACTTGACCGAGTTTATCTTCGTTGTTAATAATTATACCCTACAACTTACCTAATGACAATTCTCACTAGGTGTGTCTTCTTCTTTAATCAGGCGAATGGGGGACCCAAATAAAGAAGAAGACACACCCAACGATGTGTTATTCTTCTAGCTCAAGAATATCTTCAAGTGCTGCTATATTCTTCTGTGTATTAGTCAGTACATTGTAGACGCTCAATTTAGCGTCCAAATCAGCACAAAGAGCAACAAGCTCCATATGTGTTGCTATCTTATAGTTACGAGTCAAGGATTGAGTTGTAGAAAGTATATCCTCTCTTAATCCTGAGATGATTTTCCTACCCCCTTTAGACAAAGCCACAGCATTAATCTCTTTAAAACCAGCAATATCGTCCTTAATCTCTTCGTTTTCGCTATTTGGCATATTCTGTGTAGCCAACAACGTCAGCGATTACCTTCTTCTCTTCGTCATCTTCCTTCAAAGCTTTCTTATAAGCTTTCAATACTCCATTAACCTTTTCCTGGTCGGTTACAGCTTTATTGTATATCGCAGCATAATGACGAGCCTCCTCGCTCATTTTCATAACTTCAGGATGGTGTTGTTCAATATTTTTAACAATAGCGTCATTAATTTTCTTCTGACCTTCGAGTTCTGTAACTCTTTTGTCCATAGTAAGACGCTCACTAATCAATTGCTGCAAAGTAAATTCTGCAGTAATTCCACTTTTTCTAACGATTGACAAAGACGGGTCTTTTTTGTGTGTCTTTGATACTTCGTACGTGTATATTTTATCCATTCCCATTTATATTATTACTTGTAATTTCTCTAGGAGTTTCCTCTATCTGCCGTCTTGGACGTGGAGCGCTCCCATTCCCCCCATCCAAAGGATTGTCACCTCCTCGCACCATTCCATTAGGATCTGTAGCAAGTGCCATCTGTTCAGCCTGTACCTTCAACTGTTCTGCTTCTAAGTCTCGAACAGTGTTTGCGATGATAATAGGGTTCAGACTCTCAATATATTGAGTAAATCTTGAGAATGTTTCTGGTTTGAAGTCTTCCTCATGATCAATGAAGTAATCCACAAATCTTTGCTTATATGCTGCATTAGCGCGCATATTAGGTAGGAAATCTTCTCCCTCAAGGATTCTCTCAATATCCCTCTCCGCATCTGACATTAATTTAGCATCTCCAAAATCAGATACATCTAGTAATTCTCTCATTTGTTCATCAGAAAATCCAGCAATCAAACCTGACATCTCTGTTAGCTTTGTCTGATTAATCGCAGGGTTTTGAATCTGAGCTTGAAGAAAATTATTTTTCTGTCGTTTCTTGGCAAGATCTAACTGAGCCTCTGCGTCTGTAGCCTCAACGATAATCCCAAACTTATCATTCTTCTTGAAGATATCACTCCCTTTAATCATAACAACATCAACTCCATCCGGACCAAGAATGTCCACAGCTACTGCCTTAACCAAGTGTTCTCGCGCACCATTCTCGTACAGAGCAGAAAATCTTCTATATCCGAATGCGTATGATTTATTCAATAGACCATATCTATTTGCTGTATTAGCCTGGTTTCCTTCGTAAATAGTAGCTTTTCCATCTGGATCCGCTACTCCCTTATCACCGGCTGTAACACCAAGTGCTTTCTCCTGGATAGCTTCCAGTACATCAAACACCTGTATTGGTGTATTGATAGAAGGAGTCTGAACGAACTGGATAGCCTTCTGTGCATCCACACCACCCTTAGTTCTAATCACACCACCACCTCTTTTATACTTAACGTCAGCCAGGTTCTCTAATGCTGTAACATCAACAATCTTTTGTGGTTTATTAATTTGCTCTGCATTATCAAGCATTTGATTGATGTTCACAGACTGTGCCATGAAGATTTCTCTAACATAGTCAGCGTGTGAAGGAGTCCAGAACTCTGTAAGATCCATAAATGCTGCATATGTCCAGAACGGCCACATGTCATTTGCAAATACATCCTTAAGCTTCTCCACCTTAATAGCTTTAGATCCCTGCTCACATAGAAGTAAGTAGTATCGCTCCCCTTCATATGTTGTATACCACTCCCAGAACTTATATTTCTGAGGATCACCAATCTCCTTATCAGAATCACCAACTCTCTGTAGAGATGTTCGATTCTCTTTATTAGTCTCCTCCTGTGTAGTCTCGCCTGAGTTACCGTCACCTCGTAGCAAATCATTAACTTCAGATGCAATATACATATTCTTGTTGTCCTGTAGGTCCTTCTTAGTCTTTACAACGCCATATCGCCCCATGAACATCGCGTTCTCCAAATCAATTCCTCCCCCAGAAGGATCAACCAAGAAATCATAAACATCCACATTGTCTAGATGCGGTGTATATCCCATGTGTGAATCAGCAGAATAAGCATAGATAGCTCGTCCATAAAGAATACATTGTTTCTTTCCAACAAGATCCTTCAGATCCCAGTTATCCCTGTTCGCATCAAACTCTCTTAAAGAGTTCAACCTGTCCACCCTCTGTCTTTGTGCGTCCTTCCTCTTAGTAAAGGTAAATTTCAGTGCCGCATCAATCTTAGATAGCAGAGTATTAACAAACTCCTGCATACGCGCAAGTTCTACATTGGCTCTTGAGCCATCACTCTTAGTCTTCACAGCATAATACTGGTCTTCATTCTTCTGCCATGTAAATATTTTCCCCTGCTTATGTTTTCGGGAAAAGTCGATTTCAAACTGGGCTTGGGCTTTTATTTTATCTCTAGTTGTTTTACTTATCATAGTCTATTTGTTTTTCTTCTTTCTTGCTGCTATCCGCTTATCTAATGCCCGTCGTCTAGCTTCGTTTTCTAATTTAAGTTTAGAAGGTTTTCTGTAATTTACTATTTTGTTCTTTCTAACATGTGCCTTACGTAATTTTTCTGATCTCTTCTTAGTTCTGTCCTTGGCGAACTCTGCTGCTGTTCTGGCCTTTGCTGCCTTAATAGAAGGAGAGTCATCGTATGCTCTAGCTAGTTTAATCGCTTTTGCGTCCTCTCCTGACTGTCTAATCTGTCTCCGAGATACTAATTGCGCTGGTGCTGATAAAATATTTGCTGCTGTATTAGTAACCTTTGCTTTTGCTTTTGTTAAAAGAGACTTTTTCTTCTTCGCTGGTCTACCACTTTTAGATCCATATGTTCCTTTTCCTGTGGGCATATATATAAAAATTTACTATTAATATGAATATTATACCACTTTTTTAACTTATATGCCGATTTCTGAATACATTGGGTCCTCTTCTAGCTCTTCAAGCCCCTCTGAGTACCTTCTTTGTGCAATTTGTGTCTGCATACACGCAGAATCAGCCACATCATCATGCACATTTGCCGGATGACGCAATAATTCAGACTCTAAGTCACTACATTCCCCTTCAATGTGCCAAATACTGTTACTTTCGTACCTTGGTAGCAACCATTCGATCCTGGATTCCTTCTTTTTGTTCTGATGGTCCACCTCCACTATATAAGGATAGATATTTCTCTTCCTCATCTCCTCCTGTAAGAAAGGTTTAATAACACTTGTATACATACCCTTCTCAATACCGATCTTCTCAGGCTTATACTGTTGCTGTAATCCAAATATCAAATCCACCACCTCTGTCGGTGTGATTTTCGCTTTGTATGATTTAAAATGCCACATCCCCTGTTCATTAACCCAATTAATAGTAATACCAGTAAAATCAGCCTTCTGCTCCTGAGATACAGCAGTATCAATAGTCACATAGCATGAAGTAGACATCCGTTTCACATCCTCCCAAGATATAGACTGGAACATCTCTCTCTGGAAAATCTGATTAGCGTAATCCACAGGTTGATTCATCATCTCTGACTGGAACCTCCGATCCCCCTCATCTGGGGATGATAACCTTTTGCGTATTGTCTCAATAGAAACCTTAGGGTTTAGGATGCTCTTATCTACGTCAGAATCCAACAGAACATACTTCCCCGGCCATGTAGGTTTACCATCCATCATAACGGGCATATTCCTCACCCTCATACCATCATCCACCTTCGCCTTGTCAATCAACCATTGGATATTACAATACTCAGAGATATAGTTACCAAGATAGAGAACACTAGCATTAGAGGCTAGACCTCCTTGAAACTCCTGAATGTGGTTTCGAATACTCTTCGTAACAGCCTCACTAACAACAGTCTTATCAGTCTCAAAATCATCCAAGATAACGAAATCCGGACGATATTGACGTGATAATCGCCCACGCACTGGTTCCTGTGTAGAATGAGCCTCAACACGAACACCATTATTAGTAATAAAGTTACTAATACGTTTCTGCGTCACCTCCTGATTCCTCTGCTTCTGTGCGTTGTACAGTTGCCCAAAATCCTGGATCAGTTTCTTGTTTGTCTGAAATTCTAAAACAACATCAAATAAAATACGCTCCGCATTCTCCTTACTATAACTATCAACATTCACGTAATTCCTAGATGCAGTTGCAGCAAGGAAAGTACACAGCCCTTTAGCAATAGAACTTTTCGCACTCTCTCTAAACATAATCCATGCCACCTCTCTAATATCACCAGTAATTAAGTCCGATGCGTCACTAAACATATCATAATGAAAATCAGCAAAAGGATAATTCACATAATCAACAAAATAATACGTAAAGAAATACCCAAAGTTATCCGGTTTAGATAACAAATACTTCCGCTCCTGTGTCGTCATGTCGCTAATCTCCTTCAACTTCTTAGCCTGTATCTTATTCATACTAGTTTTCTTTATTAAAATACCTTACAGCTGCCATGATGGCATCTGTCTTGGTTCTTTTGCTAATAAGGAAGGTTGCTGCCGCTGTGCTGACACAATCATTAATTTCCCGCAAATCTTCTTCAGAAAGTCTCATTTCTAACCTGTTATCTTTATTCATACGTACATTATATCAACTTGTACGGACAGAGTCAATTTAGGGGTCATATTTGTACGTACTCTTTTCTGAGGGCTCTGTTGAGCCACCGACTTTCGCTATATCTGTACGTACGTATTCTGAGGGGGTTTTTTTAGGGAAAATATGGCTCTGTTAAGCCCTAAAAACAATAAAGAAAGAAAAAAGATAGTTTAGTTCACTCTATCGTGCATATGCACTGATAGAGCAATTATACTAATATCCAACCGAAAATGCAAGGGAATGGAGGTAATACACCATTCTCAGAGATGTTAGTCAATACATATAAAAAAATAGCCTTAGTTGTGGACTAAAAGCTAATTTTTGATTGATATGTTTGGCGCCACCCCCACACCCACCCACAGAGAAACCCAAGGGGTCAGACGCCACCCCCCCCCACCCACACAGCAACCCTCGAGACGTGGTCAACGCCCACGCACAACGCTCATCTCCGTAATCTTACGCTCTAAATTTTTCTCAAGGTCGTGCCACTCTCCTCTGTCTCAGCAACATGCACCTCTCTAGACTTCACCTTGGTCTCATCGAACATGTTGTCCAGCTTATCTAACTGCTCCTTGCTCATAGGGTTAATGGCATCACCATCACTGGTGTGGTCCACACGTTGCACTGCCTTACCATCCATGTACTCCCATATAAGCTTCACCATGTCCTTGTCTCCTGCCTCTGCCATATCCAACACCTTCTGTACTATCTTCTCTTGCCTCTTCATAGGGTCTCCTTCACTAACTTGCGCGATAGCGTCACGCAGGATAGTCGACATGTTCTTGGTGTTAGGTCCCCTGCCAGCAGGGCTAAGGATAGAGCCTTTCATTATCTTGCCTTTCGGAGTACGTAGCACCAGGCGACCTGTCTTAGTGTTCTCGTACCTCGTGCAACCATTCTCGTACGTTGTCAATGTGAAGTCTTCAGGGTTCTCATCCCCCCAGCCACCCTTACCACGCACATACTCGCCATTTTGCAGCTCATCAGGGTACTCGCGCCTAGTTTCACGCACTAAAGTCGTTATAGGGCCAATCTTAGCGTGTGACGATGTCTTCTTGTATATTTGTTTTTTCTTAGGTAATTCCATTATAACTTCAATTGTACAATGCGCACATCACAAAAGTCAACGCACATCACAAAAAGTCAACGCACCAAGTCTTTGTGCTGTATCGCAACAAGAGATCGCCCAACGTCGCACCAATCGCAAGAGCACAAAGTTACGCAATCAAAATCCTATGAAGAGGGAAGTAATACAAAATATTGTAATTAATAGAAACCATCACATCGCACAAAGCACCCGCTACAATAAAAAAAACACAAAATAAGCATGATTGACGATAAGAATAATTCATGGCGCAATGCTAGAAGTTATCCACAAAATGAAGTAATAAACAACAAAAGCGCTTGCATTAATACATTAAATAGTATATTATATAGAGGTAGAACAAATAACAAACAAAACGCAACATGAAAATAAAAGACTGGTACACAAATGAATATAAAACGGACGAGATGGGGCAAGAAATTACAGAAAATTTAACATTTGAAGAAGTAATAAACCAAGAACAATACATTTATTTCCTACTGGGAGTAAATGATAGCGTTATACGAGAGCGAGTATTTGAAAAACTATCAGAACTAACTAATACAAATTACAACATTATTTATAACAGATGGCTAAATAACTAAATAATAAATTACTCACTTGTTTTCTGCCACTCAAACGAGGCACTAAGGTGTATCGTACCCAAAGTAATATTCCGTGGTCTGGGTGGCACGAAACAGGTGAGTAAGCCATTACAAGACAGGTAAGAAATAATAAATAAACATGACAAAAAATAAACAATACAACAGCAATTACAGCATTTTTTACATTATTAATCCTCTATACGTGGACGGCGCAGACATCATTACACTGCAATACAGTACAGCAGGGAATGTAACAGCATTTGACGGCTACAGCGACACTGTACTAGCACGTGCAGGCGGTGGCGGTTATTGTAAGCAGTCTCATGCACTAGCCAATGCACTAGCTAAAAAGTACGAGCTTGAATTTGATGGAGCAGGGCAAGGTGTAAACGTAGTTATAAAGGAGGCAATGAAACGGCACCGGTTCAAAATATACGACAATTACGCAGTATCAGAATTAATAAATAAAAATAAGTAATATGAATACATTACAAGGATTTAGAGGAACAAAAAAGAGTTTTTTGAAAGAGATCAGCTTGATAAAAGACAGAACAACAGCAAAAGAGCGACTAGAACCGAAACAGTAAGTATTTGAACAGTTACAGGGCTTAAAAGTGATTTTTGAGCCCTGCATACTGTTAGAAATAACAGTTTTATAAAATAATTATAAAATGTATGGCATTTGAAAAACAAAACAAAGGGAAGCTTTATATTGTAAAAGCTAACAAGGGAAGCAGAAAAATAACAACAACAGTATTTGAAGATGATCTAAAGCAGGAAATTGAAGATTTAAAAACCGGAGAATTTAGCAACATCACTTATAAATAAAAAATATGACTACATGCAAAAAACATTACTGGACGTGCGAAGCGTCCACATGGTGTTCAAACCACGCACACACGTGCAAGGTATGCGGAACACGTAGCAAGCAAGGCGACATTACTCACGCAAACGTAACAAGCTAAATATGGATTACAGCAAAACAATGAAACTAATCACGCAAGGAGCGAACAAAGGCTACAAGATGTGGAAATATACAAACGTATACGGTATTTATACCAAAACAACAAAAACACTTTACTGCATAGGCTACGGAGAGCATAAATTTGCGACAGTAAGTAAAGACTATTACAAAAGAGAGCTCAGCAACATAACAAAATAACTATGAAACTTACATACACCAAAACAACAACGGAAGAGAAGAACCGAATCGAAGTATGGCACGATCAATTTGCACTCTCACCACGTGACGAGGAATATACAGATGGGAATTTAGGCTACTTCATTACAAAAGAAAAAAGCTACGAAAGTCCCGATACAAACGAGGAGCTACAGAACATCATGGAACGTACAGCGGAAGAGGCTACAGACACGCAGAACCACATGGAACTAATCA